ACGCTCAGATTAATTTAATTAGATCAATCGATTAAGTTATCTCCTAACCACGTTCCATACCTAGCAAGCTAGGCCCGGAAGGTGATAAAGAGGTGTACGATGAAGACCAATGACTGGTCTCGGAGTACGTGAGCTTGACACGGAACTGATTTCTGTCCCGTATCAAAAATCTACTTCCTGCACTAACGATCGACGCCGCCTGATAATTTGGCGGTGGTGGACTAGGTTTCAGCGTGTGCATGAGTTTTCGGAAATAAAAATCCGTCCTCCCACGCGTATTAACACCTACTTTCACTAGTCTCGGAAACTTCCACGTGCAATTGAGAAACGGTTTATTTACAAAACAAACTGCTTCAAAAAAGCTAGCATGGAGGTAGGAGCTAAAGTCTTCATCTGAGTACGGCCCTTGCACGTTTTTAAACGCGGTAGGGACCATACAAGTAAGATGAGTAACGACTTTTGACTCTGTTATACCATAGTACAGTTCCAAGACTCTTTTCAACCGATTGATATCGACGAAAAGATCAGGGAGTGTACGTGGTTCTTCCGAGAAGAACACCGGTCGAACGTTTTTGCCCATGAACCAATCTGCTCCACAACTTTCACGTACTGGTCCTAATAAATAGGATTTTTCAGTGTTAATCGTGAAACCACAATTTTGAAGCGCTTCAACTACTTTATGAGCTATATCTGTGGGGACAATTATATCGTCACCATAGATCGCAAATTTGGAAGCTGAAAATTTGTGCGCCTTCAATTGTCGATTCACTGCATAGGTAATCGCAGTGAAAAGTAAAGATTCTAATGCAAACGTGTAACCGTTACCCATTGATGAGAATTTCTCGTAAGATATGAGATCTTCGCCTTGCCAGCCGAATTTAGCTCGCAAGTCCGACAGGTAACTGTACCAACTTGGTGGCAGCAATTGTCTAACAAGTCGCTCTGATATAGTGTCAGAAGCGGACGAAAGATCAATTGTTGCTAAAGAGCCGTTAATCGACCCTAACCTAGCTAATTCTTGATTTCTAGCTTGGCAGTCGAGGTCAATGTTCCAACGTTTTAAACGTCGGCGCATATAACCATCGACACCTAACTGGAGATACAAGTTAAGCGTTGGTTCGATTGCAATAGTCCGTTCAGTGTGAGCGGACTTTGGAACGAAAGTGATCTTGTTTTCCTCAACAATGTTAAAAACGCTGGCCCAAAAGGTGTTTTGGTTAAGAATCATATGAGGGGGAATTTTATTCCTCTCTCTATAACTATTTTCCAAAGCACCAAGCCAACGTTCGTCACCTTGTATAAGGGAAACCGCATGCGGGAAGGCAGAACTAGTACAGTCATATGGCCAAGACTCAAACTTATAATAGTTTGAAACGCGTCCATTTTTCGTGTCTAGTGTACTACCTGGCCCATGTCGGGACCATTCGACTAAAAGTTCATGGGGTACTTCATCCCCAATCACTTTCCTGATGAAGGCTAATGCATAGGTATTTACTCCTAGCATGAAGTCATCATTCGCTACAGATAAATTACGCCAACCTTTTTGGTTGAAAGCAAAACATTGTTGCTCAGCTTTGAAGAAAGTATCCTTCGCGGCTTGCAACCGTGTTTCTTTATCTGTAGGAAATCTAAACTTTTTCAACAGTGTAGCCAGTTGATACTTAGCCCGTAGCGAAGCTACGGAGGTATCTACACATGAGGTTATACTCTGTAAACCCCACGCCTCTGATAACGCTGTGTATGCAGGAAAGTCACGTAATCTTGTGATCTTCCTTATTAATGCATACTCGTCATCGCTGAGGAAAGGCCGAAGGTCGTCGGTTAACCAACCGAGAGTCTTCCACGCATATAAACGAGGAAGCCTGAATTTTGCCTCACCAGATTTAACAAAACCTTTCGTTTTGTTCCTGGTTCGAGAGACACGGTTATTTCGCTTTTTGCTACTGGGAATTTTCTTATATTTCATAAGAGATCCTTGTTTAATAATGATGCATTAGACTTTTCGTCTAATGAATTGAAGTAGCAAGTTTATAGAAACACTCACTACTTTTGCAATAATCATGGGTATGGCTTTTAAAACTCTTTTTGAGAGCTTCAAAACTATACCTCCTGACGAATAACCAGGTTATTCATGATTACATCATTATCCAGCAGGGCTATAATAGCCTGACGCGCTTCTACAGTTGAAGCCGCAGCCACTCCCGATGGTGTCGAGATAGAAACCTCGATAATCATAGGGGCGATTAACGTAGTTGAACGGTCGAAGCCCAAGACTTCCATGTCAAGGGAAAGCTTACACGACACTTTGTCAACTCCATTAAAATTTCCGTTACGCTTCGCATAAGAGCGATAGAAAGACAAAGTGTCTTTACTAGCACTCGAATGTTGTTCACCAATATAAACAGAGCGATTTTGAAAGAAATCTCTACGTTTATAAAGCTGTGGCACTGTTGTACCGTCATTCAAGACGTCAACATTAAGTGTAATGGTATTTTCTAACATGGGTAACTCCTTGTACGATTGCACGGTCTACATGGATTTTAATCCGCGTAAAATGACCGTAAGATCAAGAATTTTGAGGAAATCCAGATTTACATCGAAATGAGGTAAAAATGGTTTACTCGGATTAGCCTTCCTTGTAACTTCTTCGATTATTTCCGAATAAGTTCCAGAGAAGGTGCCAACGACACTATCATAATAGGAGGTAAAATTTGCTATCTCCGTTGGATAAGAGTCGTACTCTGTCATCACTTTCGTGGTGACCCATGAGCCTAATACGGTAAAACCCGGATTAGGTGCCCATGAAGAGATTAACAATCCTAGGTTCGTAAACCAATCAATTATAAAACTGAAAGGCATAAGTTCCCACGCAGACTCAGCGATTTCGCTAAGACCAAATATATGAGTATTACCCATAAATTTCACGTCTGTTAGGACGCCCGCAGTTACTTCTACGTTAACTGTCCGATTATGTTCACATCGGATGTTAGCAACACCAGCAGTGTCGGACCATAATGGTACCCACTGTGGTGAAGAATCCTGATAAGAATCAGTACTCTTCCCCCTAAATGTTTGGCGCATCTTCTTCGGACGCTCTGCTTGCAGAGCTTCTAAAAGCTGATGCCCATCATAATAAAGAGGTCGTAGTGCGTAACGGAATTCCATGTACCTATCGGCCCAATGCCGAGGGGAGAGTTCTCCCTTTAGATACTTAAAGTCAAGCCGTCGCACAGCGCGAAATATTGCTATCGCGTCGTGCAGCAAATTGACCACGGAATTAACTGTTTCTTTTCCTTCGCCTAGTGTGGCAAGCAATTGCATCTTGCTCAGGGATATTCTCCCATGAGCTTGAGAAATTGCTTTTGCCTGTAAAACGGCAATATCCATGTCTAGATCAGGGAAAAGTTGTGAGTTAAAGCGCGTAAGCTCTTTAACTCCCGCAGTGCCATAGACAGAAAGTTCTCTTCGAACATTTCCGACCATAACAGGTTGAAGTGCTACGTTGTAAGAACATCCAGAGTCATTAAAAGTTTCTTTCCGAGAGGTCATATCATTCATTATGATTTGACCATTCGCTTGATCCTTTTTAAATGACGGAGACGAAACATCAGTCATAACCTGCGACGAACCAGAAGCATTATAGCTTTGGTAAGATGCAGGCACGCTGGGTAACGCCTCTTTCTGGATATTAACGTCCCAATCACCATCCGGGTCCAAGTTATAGTCTATGATAGCACTTTGACTTTTAACCGTTGTAATTGGTTCTGACACAGAACCTTTACTACGTACTCGATCCATAGTGTAACCTCCAGTTAGAGGTTATGTATGTTCGAGTTTATAACGTTCCAAAGTTTCAGAACGAGCTTCTAGGCGCTGGTGAAATCCACCTCTTAGGACCTCGGGCGCACTAGCCTACTACTATCAAAACAGATAATAGTAGATTGGTGCATACAGTAGAAAATTATATTACATAATTATCCACAGTAAAGACACACAGTTCAATCAAGCAATTAAATTTAAGAAGCTTAAACACTGTGACTGTCATGTGTAC